TCCACCCTCAAAAGCTGTTCTACCATTTGTATCACTATAGAAATAGCCATCATTACCATCACCTGTTCTTAATCGTGAGGCAGTGACATAACCAGTAGAAGTAACATCACCACTAGAGATAGTTCCTGCAAAGGTAGCGTTTTGTGAAGTATTAAGAGTTAAAGCTGTATTTGCCCCTCCAGTTTGAAAAATTAAATAACCATTAGAACTTCCTGCTTTTATATAGTTAGCACTATCTCTGCTAAAGTTCATTATCACACCTTGATTATCTACAGACCATGTGCCTAAAGTTCCATTTAATGTTATAGCTCCTGATACAGATAAAGCACTACCATTATAGGTTAATCCTGATTCTGCATTTAAGGTATTAGCAGTTCCACTACCTGTAATAATTCTGTTATCAGCGTTGTTATTAATAGTAGTACTAGCTCCACCACCACCAATAGCAGAACCATTAAAGTATAAAGAACCACCTACGTTATATAGTTTGTTAGTTGTTGTGCTTGGTGTTTGTGAAGGTAAGCCTAAAGCATCTGCTGTAACTTCACCAGTAAATGTGGCGTTTTGAGAAGTGTCTAGGGTTAGTGCTAAAGCACCGCTTGAATAAAATTTTAAAGTGTTATCAGAAGTAAGTGCAGCCTTACCAATTGCATCATAACTTAGTGATAACTTTGTTGTTAAGGTTGGGCTGTTGTGTGTTTGTGATTGTATTTTAAATGAACCTATACCGCCTTGACTTACTAATCTAGCATCTGCTGAAATAGTCCTGTCATTTATAACTGATACATTATAAACCTTACCGATTACTAAATCAGGTTGTGAACCAGTAGCTTCAAAGTTACCATCTACAACAAAATCTCCATCAATAGCAGCTCCCTCATTAAGAGTTAGTAAACCAATACCACCAACTTCTGAATAGGTTAAAACATCATCTAAAGGCTCATTATTTAATGTAATAACACTAGCATCTAAAGTTCCTGTAATAGTGGCATTAGTTACATTTAAAGATGTAGCTGTAATACCACCTGATATAGTAGCACCAGTTGCAGTCATTAAACCTGATGAAGAAACAGTAAAGTTTCCTGAGCCTATATTCATATCACCTGCTGTAATAGAACCAAGATCAGCAGATATAGCAGAAAGGTTTGTTACATTAATTTCAGTAGCTGTAATTACATTTGCTTGAACATCCCCAAGACCAACAGGGGCATCTCCAACAGTAAAAGTTAAAGTGGTTGGTGAAGATTCAGTTCCTAAAGTATTAAGAGAGGTTATGCTTGCAACATAATTAGTACCTGTAGGTAAAAAGTTTAGATCAGCGTTATTTACATCAACTATCTTGTTTAAAACTTGATTGTTAGATGAATCTTTAACATTAATTCTATATTCTGCATCAGGAAAATCAGTTGGTATATTCCAAGATATAAATGGCCTGTCAGTTGAACTAGCATTACTATCAGTAAATGATAATCCTGTTGGAGCTTTTACTGCATAAGCAGAAGGTAGGTTTGCTAATTCTTCTACTGGTTCTTGAGGTGGTACTTCCCATGTATAGACATCAAAGTATTCAATTAAACTAACAGAAACCAACCCACTGTGTTGTAATTCTAATCCCTCTACTCTGCATATCTTTCCTGAAAATCCAAGACCTGCATAGGTTAGATCAACAATGTCCCCTACATTAAGTTTATACATCTCAGGAGTTCCTAAGAACTGCATAGTTGTTTGATTTCTACTTCTAGTTAAGATTGCCTTAGCCATGTTGTAGGCTATATAAGGGTCACTTATATATGGAAACTCAGCCTTAACTTCAAGTATCTCATCACCATCATCTGAATAATATTCAGGACTTGCATCATGTAAAACTGTAGCTGTATCTAATTCATATCTTTTATTTGCATTAAAGAATTCAACTATAACTTTATTTGCTTTTTTGTCTTTATTGCCATAATCAACTGATATACCAGCATCAGCAATTATATGATTATCGTTGATACTAAATGTAGATGTTCCTGTGTCTTCTATTGATAATTCATACTTACCATCTATATAAAGAAAGATACCACGCATATTTGCAAGAAGCTCTTTTGCATTATCCATGACATTCTTGTTAGCATCTAAGTAGCCATTGCAATGAAATCTTTTTACTTTAACTAAAGAAGAGCCTGTTTGTGAAGAATATGTTGAGCCTAGTGTGTCATTTATATAAACAATATATTCATCATTTTGGTCATAGAACCCATTTCTCTGAACGTCTTTAATTTCTTTGCCATCTACAATAAGATTCCCATTAGCATCATTAATATCTACTATTTCTCCAACTTTGTTTTGCCACCAGTTAGTGTTAGGGTCAGTGCCACCAATGGTTATAAAGTCATCTCCAATATTACCCGACCAAGTAAGAGATTGTGCTGAACCATTAAAATAAGGTTGGTCAACCTCTGTGTCACAAACATTGGCAGCAGCAGTAAATGTGCTCATGTTTATTTGTGATTGTGTTAAACCTTTACCATATTCATTATTGGTTATGTAATCTAAGAATGTTAAAGCTGGATTGTCTGAATATTTATAAGTAGATACAGTTCCAAATGTTTGGTTTGTGTCTCTTGGGTCAAATACTTTTTTACCCCTAACTTGAACTGTTAGTTGTGGAACGCCTTTCCAAATACCTTCTTTATCATAGCCATAATGAGCTGCAATATAACAAACACCATTTAGTTTATGTGCTGAAGTCCAGTTAGGCATAGAAGCTACAAGCATAGGGTCTGCTAGTTGTGTAGCACCTCCATGATGAAGATTCATAACATATCTATATTTTTGTGTAGGACTTGTACCAAATTGACCAGCACCAGCATCAATACCAGTGCCATTTTGTGAAACTGTATTTAATGAGCCTGAACCTGAAGATATCTTATCTGAACCTATATAACCCCCATCTCTAAATCTTGCAGAGTCAGTTAAAGGATTGCCATCAAGTTCAATAGTCCTACCTAGTATTTCATCACATTCACCAACTGATAAAGCATAGACAACATATAAATCTCTTGAATCATTAGCAGATACATCCATATATATAACTTGAGCACCAACTCTACGAGTTCCATATATAACAGGCAATTTTCCACCAGCAGAGGTTTTATTAGCTAGGATATCTTGGCCTTTAGCCATCATCTGTCTAGCTTGCATAAAGCCTTTAACACCAACAACCAATGTTGCTGCTGTTAGCACCATATTTACTCTACCTAAGGTATCAGCAAGTGCCCATGCTTCTGCTATTTTTGACCCTGCCCATTTAAAGAAAGAAATTATTGGATTAGCCACTTATGAACCCCACCTTACGTCTGATTTAACTTGTGTAGCAAACTCAAAACCTTTATCTCCTGTACTAAAGCCTTGTTGAGATTCATCAGAATAATGTCTTCCTTTAGTTAGATTCCAATTTGCCCAATGTGAAGCTACAGTCATATTTAATACTGAACTACTTATATCTTCTTGTATAGATACGTTTCTTATTTGCCCTGCAAAATAATTAATAGCACCAACAATAATTTCGTCTGAATTAAAATAAGCCAAGTATATTTCTACTGTTTTATCTGTAAAAGAGCCATCCTGAACCAAAGACCTAACCTGATCTGTTATGTTTGAAAAACCTAGATTAATCTCATTGACTTGTAACTGTCCTGTTTCTATCGTTGTGTCAACAGATAAAAAAGAACCACCAGCTTCATAGCTATTAGAGTTATAAGTAACATTGGAATACCAATCAGTTAATCTGATAATAGATGATAAATTAAGCTCAACTAAAAAAGCTGTCTTGGTTGCTGTTGATGATACTTGGGTTTGTAGATCGGTAGATAAACTTCTTGGCATTAGGCTATAACCTCTCTAACATCAAATGAAATACTGTAAAAACCATTAGCATCTGTTGAATAAACAATTTCGTTGTTTTCTAAATATACAGTAAAACTTGGTTTGTTTACAGTAACTGCAACATTGTCAGTTAAAGCTGTTACTAAATTGGGTGATATAAGAACAGTCAATGCCCCACCACCACTAGAATCAATATCTGATTGAACCATGTATACCTTGCTATGATTTGCGAACTTAATTAAATCTCCAGCTTTTAAAGCACCTGTTTGATTGGCTGTAAAGCCATCTAAGGCTATGGAAGCATCTCCTGATGTATGTGCTCCAACTACTTGTATATCTGTTTCTGACTTGCCTGCACCTAAGTTATCTAGTGGTGCAACTATTGTAAAGTTCTCAAAAGAACCTTTTTGTTTTTGTAAAAATGCAAATATTTCCTGAGCTTTTTCTTGCTGTAATGGTGGCATTGCAACTGTAAAAGAAAAATACTGAGCACCTATTTGTCTGACTTGTTTTCTACCTGATAATGTTTGATTCAATAGAGTAGGTCTACTGTCTTTAAAATTAAGGCTTCTAAAATTTGGGTCTGTTGGAAATTGTCCTGACATTATACTATTCCCATTTTGCCTTGATTATTCATGGCATTGTTTATGATTGATGTTATCAATCCTTTTCTTGATGCTAGTAACTGGTCAAATCCAGCAGCATCTACTGTTGATATATTAAAGTTTACTGTAGCACCCATGCCTTGTCCTTTTGTGTGATCTATAACAGTTTCATTAGGATGAACCATAGCAAGACTACCACCTTTTCCATCTAATCCACCAGCTCTAGCACCTCCACCTGTATAACCACCACCATCAAAAGTAGGCAAGGATGCAGGTAGTGATAGTGATGATGTGTCTATTGCTGGCTTTTTAAACAAACCACCAAAAGAAGCAAACATCTTATCAATAACTAATTTCTGTATAGCTATTCTTATTAGCTCTTTTACTATAGTTGTAGCAAAGTCTTTAAAAGATGCCTTACCATTTTCTAAGAAATCCATTGTTAGGTTTGTTAAGCCATCATAAGACTTTTTAAACACACCCTGCATTTCATCTTCCATGCTTTTTATACCGCTATAGAATTTTTTATAACCCCTTTCCGCATCTTTCATAAAAGTTTGAAATTCAGTTAAAGGTTTAAATCCTGTACCGCCATCTCCCTCGTCTTCATTTCTTTTACCAAATAACATCTCAGTAATGCTTTGCATGTCTGACTTATCAATAACCTTTCCTGTTATTTTTTCTATCTCTGCAAGATATGCAGATATTTGCTCTTCTATTTCTAATGAGCCATCTTCAGGACTAGGTAATAAATTAATTTTAGGTAAATCTTGTATGCCTAGTTTATCTTTTACCATGTTTGGTAATTTATCAAGAACACCATCTATTCTTTCTAATCCACTATTGATACTGTCAAAAAGAAAGTTCATAAAACCAGTAAATGCGGTTTTAACTGGCATTATTAATTTTTGTTCAAAGGCTAATTTTACTTGCGAACCAAAAACTTTAAATTGCAATACAAGTCTTGGTATATCTCTTTGAATTACCTCATTAAAAGCGTCTTTTATTTCGTTTCTAAAAATATATATTGCCATAACAGCAGTTGTTACACCTGTTAAAATAAGACCAAAAGGATTGGCCATGATTGCAACAGTCAATGCTTTTACAGCAAACCCAGCAGCAATAAGTGCTGGTATAAATAAAGCATCTAAATTAACAGCAACAAAATTAATTGCACCTGCTATTTTTGAGAAACCTTGAGTTGCTTCTTGTATATCTCCAACCATAAATTGAAAATTATTACGCAAAGCTACGCCAGCCTGTCCAAGAGTCATAGGCATTTTTGCTATTTGCTCATTAGTCTCTTTAGTGCCCTTGATAAGAATTGGCATAACTGTTTCTGCTGTTAGTTTACCAGCATGACCAAATTCTCTAAGTTCACCAATAGTCATATCTAAACCATCAGCTAACATTTTTGTCAGAATGGTGTTGTTTTCCATTACTGACCTAAGCTCATCTCCTCTTAAAGCTCCTGAAGCTAAACCCTGTGCTAACTGTCTAGCCGAGTTATTTGCCTCTTGAGCATGAGAGCCAGCAATAATAAAGGTATTTGCTACAGTTTGAGTAGCATCAGCAACATCTCTTTGAGTAGCACCCAAATGATCTGTAGCTAAAGAAAGTCTTGTATATAACATTGCAACAGCATCAAAATCTGATCTTGAATCAGAAGCTATTGTTCTCATGTGATTCATGGCTATGGCTGTCTTTTCAGCACTACCAGTCAAGGCGTTCATTCTATTTTCAACGCCTATCATTACGTTAGCCGCTTCAATAATTTCTCTTGTACTAAAAGCAGCCATAATAGCGTTTCTTAGACCTGACAGTGCAGCACCAGTGCCTTTAACATTTTTCTTAAAATTGTTTATAGCTTTAGCAGACTGGTCATTTCCTATAATAGAAAAATGAATATCTGATTTAGTTAGTGCTCCCATTTCTTTCTTCCTTTATTTCAAGATAAGCCAACCATCCTTGAAACTCCTCTACTGTAATCTCTTCGATTTCAGCTAAGGTTTTGTTTAGTTTGTCAGCTAGTGCATATCTTATGTATAGCTGCTTATCTTCAATTACTTTTTTTTAACTTCTTCCTGCGAGACATTATTCATCATCTCACTAGAAACTCTAATTAATACATCTCTATCAACCCTCTCCAATAAGGTTTTCTTATCAGCGATTGTAAATAACTTTTCTCCAGCCTCGTCTAATGCTTTATATATTAAAACATAAGCCAATAACTGAACGTCATCATCTTGAGCTAGTTTCATAAATTTAGAAGTCTCTGAAAGGGTTATTGGTTTACAATAAATCTTTAAAGGACTATCTTCATCATCTCCCCATTCAGGGACTTCTATAATTCTAGTTTCTAAGCTGTCAAAATGTTTTTTTGCGTTATCTATAACTGACATTTTCTTATACTGTTGATGTTGTTAAAGCACCATTGCCCTGTACTGAAATACTAGCTTCAACTAATCCATCAAATGATGCACTTCTTGAAACTCCAGTAACAATAGCTGAACCAGTATAATAAGTATCACCAGTTGTATCTCCTTCAGGATATACATTAAGAGTTACTTCTGAACCAATGCTTAAAGCACCCTGTCCGTTAGTATCTGTTTCATCCCAAAATACATCTAAACTTCCTGAGAAGTTTGATAGTGATGGCTTATAAGTTCTAGCAGAATCACCCATTGAAGTATCTTCTAAAGTATCAGCAGATTCCTCGATTGAGTAAGACTTAATTTCAGCTACAGCGTTTGAACCGACTTTAACAGTTCCTTCACTTCCTTTATGTGTTGCCATTTTCTTTTACCTCGTCTTCCGACTTTTTCTTTGAAGAAGGTTTAATTTTTTCTTGCGAATGGACTGCTTCTTCTTTCCAACCCATATTCAATAAAGACTCAACCTTTGAAGGATGGGCATTTATAGAAATTTTGCCATTTGGACTAATCATTTTCATAATTGTCTCCTGTTAAACTGCTACGTCAGGATTGGTTTCCTTGACATAATAGTTAGTTAAAAATGTAAGAGATACATAACCTAAAGGCTTTTCTCCCTCAGCGTTAAACTCTATTTCTGTTGATTCTAGGTAGCAGTCCTTTGCTAAACCATCTAAGGTTCTATCTGCTGCTATTGCCTCTTCAACTTCTTTACTTATTGTATCAATAGTATCATCAAAGTTACTAGTGGCTTTTGCATATCCTTCCACTACTACTGACAATTCTCTGCTCATTACACGATCAGTACCTATTACTATAGGCTCTGAAGATTCTGATTTTGTATATATAACAAGTGCTGGAACTGTATCTAAAGGATAAACCCTTGACTCATAAACCCTAGTCTCTGTGGTTGTTAAATTATTTAATGTTGTTCCAAACTTTTCTCTTATTTGCTGTCTTATATGATTTGCCATTTTACGCCTCTTCCAACATTAACGCACTAAAACCAGTTCTGTCTGCTTGTATATTAACAACTGTATAGTTTTGTGCTGGTTTAATTATATTCCCATTAGTGTCTTTTATTGCATAAACATTTATATAATCTCCAAATGCAACATTAGGAATATCAATACTTCTACAATAAACTATTGGCTTAAGTGCCTCAACACCAATGCCTTCAGCTTGCTCTATATATTCATTGTTTAAGATTACATTTATTGTTGATGTATTTCCGCCATGTATATAATTGGCTTGAACGCCATGACCATAATTTATATCTAAGTAACCAAGCATATCTTCTTCAGTTTCTAATCTAAATTGAGACATTATTGTTCCTCTAAAACTAAAGATATTAGGCCTGTATTATCAGGCTCTACTGTTTTGACTAAAAAGGTTGTTTCAGGTTTCAGGACATTGCCATGATTTGTTGTTATTGCATTTACTACAATCCTGTCGTTTTGCACGATATATGGTACATCACTAGCCTTAATTATTGCTCTTGGCTGATAACCAGCTACAGGAACTGTACCACCTTCAATATTAAAATATTCCTGATCTATAATAATATTTATATTTGATGAGCCATCCGAATCAATATCAAACCAAGTATCAATTAATCCAACTCTTTCATCCCATAAATCTTGAGCTAAGCCAAAGAATGTAGCAGTAACGCCATGACCTGTTGTTGTATCAACATAGGCATTGAAATCTGCTGCACTCTCTAATGGCATGATTTATTTTTTAGCTCTTGTTTTGGGAGCTTTTACTTTTGATGTCTCCAAACCTACACTTCTGTCTTCTTTTTGAGCTTTAGGCTTGCCAACATGAACTTCTGCTTTGCCATAACCACATAGGGAATGTCCTTCGCTTTCAGTAAGTTCAACTATATCACCAGCGTGTACTTTAGAACCGCCAGCCATTGTATCTGTTAAGATTTTATATTTTTTCATATTTAAGTTGGGGGCGTTTCCACCCCCATTCCATTTAAGCATCAGTTAATTAGTCGCTTGATTTACAGAAAGATACTGCGTGTCTTACAGCTACATCAACAGTTTGTAGAGCAACAATTCTTACTCCACCTGAAGTTGATAATGCGTAAGGGTCAACAGTAATATCCAGTCCACCATACATACCAATTAATAAGTCTGCAAAGTTACCAAAGTAGAAATCTCCACTTGTTACTTGGTTACTTCTAATAACATTATATCCGTTCATAGTGTTATCAGGATTAACAACAAACTGAGCTGTATTAGTAGCTTTTTCAGTTGTTTTTAAAGTACCAAAGTCAGCAGGTCTACAAATGTAACCTAAAGAACCACTTAATGCGTTGTCATTAGCGATTGCAGATTCCATTGCTACGATTTCTGCCCATGTTGGGTTAGCAGCAGCAAAAGTTGTAGTGTTAATACCTGTAGTATTAGCAATACCTGTTGGCTGACCACTTGAACCTGAACCAGTTAAAGCACCTAAGTCAATTGCAGTAGCGATTGATTTTGTTAGGTCATCTCTGATTAAGTTCTCAACATCTAATGATGATTGTTGTAACAATAGTCTTGTTGCATCAGTGAAAGCACCGATTACTTTTGGTGACATTGTTACTGAACCAGCAGTAAATTCACTTTCAGCAGCAGGGTTGCCTTCTGTAGCAATCCAACCAGCAGATGAAGCAGCAGTTTTCTTAGGTATTACAACATTTCCTTGTAATCCTCTAAGCATTGTTGCTCCAGCTTGCATTACTGAAGATTCATTTCTTAATACATCAATAAATGAATCTCCTCTGTAATCTTCAGCGATTAGAGTTGAGTCATCAGATGTGTTTAAGTCTCTTTTGCCCCAAGTTCTTAGAACGTCAGCAGGTAACATGATACCTTGAGCATCTTTACCATACTGTCTTGCAGCTTCAGCAGAACATTCAAATTCAAATGCTGCTTCTTCTTGAGCTCTTCTGTCAGATGGGTTAGCCATAGCTCTGATTGCTTTTACTAGGCTAAAATCTCTAACTTCTTCTTTGCTCATACCAATTTCTGATGGAGTTTCTAAAGGAGTGTCATTAGAAATATTTTCTAATAATACGCCTCTAAATTCTTCAACAGAGATACCATTTGAAATGGCTTTGTCAGCTAAATCTCTTTTATTGTGTCTAGCTGCTAAATCTATGATCTCTTTTGAGTTTCTTTTAAATTCAGCTTTAGCTTCGTCAATAGTTTGAGTTCTAACTTCTTCTATATTTATGTCTTTATTTTCTGACATTATAATCTCCTTAAAGTTAATATTATTTTTATCTTCAGAACGACCAACACCAACTAGCCTTGACTGGTCAGCAGGAACACTTACAGAGGAAACCTCCATTGGAGTCCATTTTGCCTTGTAGTAAGTCTCGTTGTTGCTTTCATATCGTTCCAATTTATCAATGCGATACCCTACCGATATGTTCATACGTATCCCATCTTTTACATCTTCAAACACCTCTTGAGCCAAAGCAGATTTTCCAAATCTGACTACTGCTAAAGACCTTTTAGCAGTCTCATCTAGTTTGAATTCTTCAATCACACCAATTTGCTTAGTCATATCATGGTCAAGCAATAATGGTGCTCTACCTGAGTTTATAAACTCCATGTTTATATCCCCAGCAGAATGTCCCAGCACTTCCATGCCAAAACTTCTTTCAACAGGTTCTTCAGAAGAAACGCCTACACGAACCACTCTACTTTCTTCATCAAGATAAGAATGTTTAGATAAGTCGATAGTTCTATATTTCATAGGCATATCAATTACTTTTCTTTCTTCTTCGCTTGATTCAGTCATAGATACTTCGTCAGTTGTCTCTAATTCTTCACCTTCATGTTCTACATCCTCATGCTTTGCAAATTCAACAATAACTTTATCGTCAGTTTCACTCACATTAAGGATATGTCTATCTTCTTTATTCATAGATTTCTCCTCTTCATTTGTTAATAAAGGATGTTTTTCTAATTCTTCCGAATTAAAACTTTTTTCATTTTTCATTTGATTAACTAGCTTTCTTGACCAGCTAAATCCAGCATCTCCACCCCATAGTGCCCATGCTATTCTTCCGTTAGATGGGTAGCCTTTTTCTCCTTGTCTAAATCCTTGAGCTTTCTTGTCTACCTCATGCCTACTAAAGAAACTATACATTCTCTTGATAGTTTCGTCAGATAAATTTTCACCATTTAGAATTTGATTTGCCCTTTCAGCACCAATTCTAGTTCCACCTCTACCATGCTCTTTACGCCAATCTAAGCCTTTTCTAGCTTCTGACTTCATACTTTGAGTTGGTTTACTCATCTTCGTCATCTCCGCCCTGTATCTTTGCATCTACTGGGTTTTTTTGACCAAATGGTTGATAAGCTAGTTCAATATCATATTGTTTGGCTAGTTCTATTTCTTTTTGATGTTGTTCAAATAATTCTTCTGTATCTCTACCATAACTACTGGATATATCTGCGTAAGTAAGAGTTCCATTCTGCAAGCCTATAACATTTGCCTGCATTTCTTTTAATGGGTCAATCCAAGCAAAACTTCTTGGTATGTAATTTATTGATTTTGCAAATTTATCTACTTTGCTCATAGGTAGGTTTATATAACCATTTGATATGGACATTTCTAACCATGATTTAAAGATAGGGTCTACAAAATGATCTATAACAAATTGCTGATATATCTGATACATACTTCTATCCTCAAGAGCACCTTGCCTAATACTTGAATAGTTGACTGAAGTAAGATCGTTAGAAAGCGAGTGATAAGAAATATTCAAACCTGAAGCAATACTTCTTAGCACGCTAGTTGTAAAAGAATCAAAAGCAGATGTTGGGTGTGTAGGGTCAAAGGCTTTGAAATCCATACCTTGTGGAAGCTGCTCAAAGACCCCAGCTTGTGCGTTCATTGTTGGGTTAAAGGTATCTTCATACTCTCCATCACCAACATAACCATCACCATCAGGCGAAGTAAAGAAACCCATTTTAGATGCACCAACTCTAGCTGCAACTATTTCTGCTTCTAAATAACCATTTAACATTTTCACATTAGCCATTGCTGTAGCAACCAAAGAAACACCTCTAGTTTGTTCTGCTCTAGTAGGTAGGTAAGCATGGATAATTTCATCAGCAGGGACTCTAATGTGTTGTGCTTGAGCCAAGTAAACCCTATCAAATGGATGGTCTTTAAATAAGTGATAAGCCACTGGCTTGTCATACTTATCTACCTCTACACCCATCTTTATACGATTTCCAGTAGCTTTGTAAATATCATTTTTATTTTCATCTAAATGATCTGATTCTAAAAACTGTAATTCAAAACCAAAAGGTGAATCCTTCTTTTTGATTTTTCTAACTAATACTTCCCCATCTCTACAAAGAGATTCAATAAATATTTTTTGACAGTCTAAGAATGATAATCTTCCATTGGTTGTACAGTTACCAACCTTACCCCATTCCTTCCAAGCATCTTCAATGAGCTGGTTTCCAGCAATGTCTAATGAACCATTGTCATCACGACCTTTGCTAGAAACTCTTATGCCATGCTTACCGATAACATTGGACACCATCAGGTTAAGGTATCTTGCAATATAGCTATCGTTTCTTGCTAACTCCCTTGCTCTATCTCTTAATATTCTTATGTTGTCTTTTATCTCAGCATCAGCACTGGTTGATGTGGTAACAAAATCAGCAAAAAGTCTACCAGTGTTCGCCCCAGTATAACTTCTTCTATATGCTTGTCTTTTTTTCTTCTTAGGCTCATTAACGCCCAATATTCTGTTGTACCACGCCATTATGTGTAACTCTTAGGTGTTGAGCCAGTATTTCTACCAAAATTAACTTTTATGGTATTACCTGACCCTCTATTATTTTTTATTCTTAGTTGTTTAACCTCTTTGAGATATTCAGCCTTGTATCTATCTCTAAAGGTTAATAATTCATCTATAGACATTCTTGACAACGATCTACCAGCAATACTCATAGATGCTTGGTCAATATTTGCTCTATTTTCTATGACAGCCTCAATGCTGTCTAAAACAATTTTTGCATGACTTCTAACTGAAGCAGTTGTTGTTGCATAATTATCTTGAATTTCTACAAAACCCTCTTCTAGCTTAACTCTTGCGGAGTCAGAGCTTCTAGTCATATAAGAAACCCAATTATAATTGCCTTTTGCATACGAGGATGTATTGCTGGCCTCAACAATATATGTATCGTTTGACTCTGTAGCTGTTATTGTAAAGTTGGAAACTGTAGCTCCATCAACTAAATTAAACTCATAAGAAAGAGAATAAGAAGCCACTGGATAATCGTTGGATAAGTCATCCCTTTTCCATGCCCAAAAGTCTCCTAACTGTAGTTCAGTAGGAACTTGTGATGGATAATTTGTTGAATCAAATTTGTTGCTCAAGCAAAAACCTCATAAATGTTTTAGATATATCTAATATTACACTATGGTTTTCTGTAAAAAAGTCAACATGCCTAGCAAGAAAAGTCAAATTACTTCCAAGAAGTGGCAAAATTACCTCTATTTATGCCTTTTTGTGGCTTATTTTGCTTATTTTCTTTTGGTTCTGTCTGTTTTGTGAGTATTTTTTTCTCAATAGAGTCATAATTTGGGTTTAGTATATAGATAGCGGCAAAATTATATACAAGCGTGTCAAGAGCCTCGTTTCTTGGCCTTATTTGCTTCCAAACAAGACTTTTCCTACCTCTAACAAATTTTGTTACTCTTTTCTCTGCTGTTAGCTGTTTAAAGTACTCTTCATCAAGATCAGAGCAAAAATGTAAAGTAGTTGACTCATTATCAGCAGCTAAACGAGAAAATATAGCCTCTTTTGCAGAATCTGACCCCACTCCGTATAAAACAGCCTTATTTTTACCTACAAATGTCGGTCTATTAGCTATTGGCTTACCTGCTGTTGATAATCCTTTTACAGCAAATATTCTTCTAGCCTGTCTTGGCTTGGTGAATTGATAAACCATATTGGTATGATGTCCACCTGAGTCAATAGTACAACATGATATAGGTATTAATCTCTCAGATTCAGTTTTAAATCTTTTCTTAAGATAGGAGTCTAGGTCTGACCAAACATTCATAGCATTTGGGTCGCCCCAAAATATCTTGTAATCACAAACCCAAGCCTCATAATTCTTACCCCATCCCACCAATTGCAGTTCTAACCTATCCTTCTGCGTGTCCACGCCAGCAGTGAGAACTAAAACATCTTCAGGAATGGTTGTGTAGTCATAATTTAGCCTTCTGCCAAGAAGTGTCTCATATTCAACTGCTTCTCCTTGTTCTTCCCAAGATTCTCCAAGAGATGTATTTATCCAAGTTTTTAACATTTCAGGATTCTTTTTTGCTTCAAGAAAGTTAATAGCCATTTCTGACCAAGTAGACCAAACAGAATATAGCTCTGATATATGAAATCCTGCTGTTCCTGTCTTCTTTTCTGTAGCTATCCACTCTCCATGCTTTAACATCCATTGTTTTTTAGACTCATTTATTATAGAACCGCAATGTTCGCAAGCATAGGCTGCTGTCTCAGGCTTGTTTTCTTCCCAAATTACATTCTTCCACTTTAAAACTTGTTTTTCATTACATTCAGGGCATGGCACATAGTAGTAACGCTTATCAGACTCTTCAAAAGCTGTTTCTATTCTTGAAAGTCCTTTTATTGTAGGAGTGGAGCATAAATATATTTTTCTATTCCAAAAGGTAGTTGTCCTCTTAGTTGCAAGTGATATTGGGTCTCCCTCTGCCCCTGCTGATGCCTCATACCTGTCAGTTTCATCAGCAAGCAAAATTCTTATAGCTCGTGAAGCGAGACCTGCTGCAGAATTCGACCCAACCATTGTAAGGTTTCCGCCAACAAACTTTTTAGATAACACTGTATTACCACTATCTCTACTTCTAGGGTCTTTAACACAATCTCTTATCTTCTCAGAATCCCTTATCATGGTAGCAAGCCTATCTTTACTAAACGCTTGAGCCATAGCTAGTGTGGGTTGCATGATTAACATAGGTGCTGGGTCTTGATCTATGTAATAACCAATAACATTTAACAATATCTCTGTAGCACCAACCTGAGAAGATTTCATCCAAACTATACGCTGTATATCAGGGTCATTAAATGAATCCATGATTTCTCTTTGATAGGGTGCTCTGTCAGTTCTCCAAACACCTGACTCAGCAGATGATTCAGGAGATAGTCTTCTGTAGTTATCCGCCCAGTCGCTAATTTTTAAATTAGGAGGAGGAGTCCAAACTTGATTCGTACTCTCTACCACTCGTTCTATATTTTTCAGGTATTCCATCATTAGCCAGTTCGTTTAATCCTTCGTATATTCCTTCTTTTATTTCTTGTTCCGCTTCAGCAAAAGTATCAACTGTAATTACTTTATGTGCAATCTTTGAGGGAACGCCAAGCCATTTGGCTCTAGCGTTTGAAAACCTTTCAACCAAAAACTCCTCAACTTCTTGTATAGGCACTAACTTTCCTTCCATAATTTCTACCTCAAGTTCAGCCTTTCTAGCTTGAGCAGCAGTAAGTTTGGTTTTCTCTTCTGCTATGTCACCTGTACCATCTTTTTTAGTATATCTAGCAGCTTTTCTTAAATAGTTTATGTATTGAACCCTGCACACATCTATATTAACAGGCGATCTTCCTGAGCTAATCGTAAATATACCCTTACCTATTAGGTCACTAATAGACTGAGGTGATAAATCAAGATGTTCCGCTAATTCTTTTCTTGTAGCCAATTTTGTTGTGGTTCTTAATACTCATGAGTATAAATATACTTCATTCAAAGCTCAATTACAAAAAGACTTTTATATTATAAATACGGCTGATGTTACAGCTCTGTCGCTACAAAAAGAATGGGGTGCTGCAACCTG